AGGACTTTCAAATTTAACGATGAACTATATGGATAGAACAAAAACTAAAATACAAGGTAAGTATTTATTTACCTTGGATTGGTACGGTGGAGATGGAAATAGTTTAGATGATGGTTATTCAGAAACTCCTGGTCAACATAAGTGTGGACATGTTATTCAAAGAAATGATGGTAACTTTGCCATTCAGCCTAATAACCGTGTGTTTGTATTAGAGCCATCTATTACTACTAAATTTGGCAAACCACTAATACATAGGTTGATTAATCATACCCGTAAATGGGATGTAGAAGATGCTGCCAAGTGGATCATAGAAGATTCAGACGCATATCATTATGACGTTATTAATACGGAAGTTGACAAATAATACTATGGCTGCTAAACTGTATACAAGCGAGGCTTGGCTCCGTAAAAGGTTTGTTATGGACAAAAAGTCTCCACAAGATATTGCCAAGGAATGCGGAACTAGTGTTGAAACTATCTATGTATACCTTGCAAAATTTGGACTAAGGAAATCTAAACGATGAAATTGAAACCTGTGTATGATGATGTAGATCATTTTAGTTATAATGATTTATATTTACATTCTCTTGGTGCTCCATCTGGAAACGCTATTCTTACAAACTGTTTAGCAATTGCACAAATGTTAATTGAAAAAAACATAGCATATGGAGACTCTGCTCTTGATCCTGTAAGAATTTTTAGCAAGTCAGATCCAGCAGAACAACTTAAAGTTAGAATTGATGACAAACTAAGTCGTCTTATGAAGGGTACAGACTATCCTGGAGATAATGATATTGATGACTTAATAGGATATTTAGTTTTATTAAAAATAGCAAAGGAAAAAAATGTCAACTGAGACAGAATTAATTGAACATCTTGATGAAGTTAATAGGGTAGTTACGGAATACCTTAAAGGTCAAGATCCAACAAAAATTTCTAAAGAGTTAGACATTCCACGTACTCGTGTTGTTTCATTAATTAACGAGTGGAAGGTTATGGCTTCTGCTAACGATGCGATTCGTGCACGTGCTAAAGAAGCACTTGCTGGTGCTGACACGCACTATACTAAACTTATTACAAAAGCCTATGAAGTAATTGATGAATCAAGTATGACTAATAATCTTAGTGCAAAAACTCAAGCAATTAAGTTAGTAATGGATATTGAAAAATCTAGAATTGAAATGCTACAAAAAGCAGGACTTCTAGAAAATAAAGAACTTGCAGAAGAAATGATTGAAATTGAAAGACGACAAGAAGTTCTTGTTGAAATCTTAAGAGACATTGCATCAACCCATCCAGAGGTTCGTGATTTAATTATGAGACGTCTTTCTCAGATTGCTAAAGAGGGAGAGGTAATTACAATTGTCCAAGATGTTCAATGATTTTTTAGAAGTTCTAAAAGAAAATCAATTTGATGAAATTCCAGTAGACGCAAAAACATTTGTTGAGTCTGCTGATTATCTTGGCCAGCCAGAACTGTCTTCAATTCAATATGAAATTGTAGAAGCAATGAGTCAAATTTATCGTAAAGAAGAATTACAAGAAATATTTGGATCTGTTGCTGGCGCTCAATATTTTGATAAATACACTAAAAATGAAATTATTTTGCAACTTGGAAAAGGATCTGGAAAAGACTTTGTATCAACCGTAGCCTGTGCATATATAGTTTATAAACTATTGTGCCTTAAAGATCCTGCTAGATATTATGGAAAACCAAGCGGGGATGCAATTGATATTATAAACGTAGCCATTAACGCACAACAAGCAAAGAACGTATTCTTTAAAGGATTTAAAACTAAGATAGAAAAATCACCATGGTTTGCAGGAAAGTATAATGCAAAGGCTGATAGTGTTGAGTTTGACAAATCAATTACAGTTTACTCTGGACACTCAGAGAGAGAGTCTCATGAAGGTTTAAACTTACTACTTGCAGTCCTTGATGAAATTTCTGGTTTTGCATCTGAAGTTGGAACTGGTAATGAGCAAGGTAAAACTGCAGAAAATATTTATAAAGCATTTCGTGGATCTGTAGACTCTCGTTTTCCAGATTTAGGTAAGGTAGTATTACTTTCATTCCCCCGCTATCAAGGTGACTTTATTTCTAAAAGATATGAAGACGTTATTGCAGAAAAAGAAACTATTGAAAAAAAACATCTTTTTATTATGAACGAAGACCTGCCACATGATGATCCAAGTAATCAATTTGAAATTTCATGGGAAGAAGATACAATACTTTCTTATAAAGTTCCAAAAGTTTTAGCACTTAAAAAAACAACATGGGATGTAAACCCTACTAGAAAAATAGATGATTTTAAATTAGCATTTTACACAGACTTTGGCGATGCCATGATGCGCTTTGCATGCACACCAACATTTGCATCAGATGCATTTTTTAAACAAAAAGACAAATTAGAAAAATGTATGACATTGAGAAACCCAGTTGATAACTTTAGAAGGCTTGATGAATCTTTTAAACCTGATCCAGAAAAGATATATTATATCCATGCTGACCTTGCACAGAAACATGACAAGTGCGCTGTAGCAATTGCTCACGTAGATAAGTGGGTAAATATTCAGGTTATTAAAGATTATCAACAAGTAGCACCAATGGTTATTGTTGATGCGGTTGCTTGGTGGGAACCAAAAGCAGAGGGCCCAGTAAATTTATCAGAAGTAAAACAGTGGATTATTAATTTACGTAGACAAGGATTTAACATTGGAGTTGTGTCTTTTGACCGTTGGCAATCATTTGATATTCAAAATGAATTAAAGGCAGTAGGAATAAGAACTGATACTGTTTCTGTTGCTAAAAAACATTATGAAGATCTTGCAATGATGATTTATGAAGAGCGTGTTGCAATACCTATGATTCCGCTATTGTTAGAAGAAATGTCAGAGTTAAAAATAATGAAGGGTAATCGTGTTGATCACCCTAGAAAAAAATCTAAAGACTTAGCAGATGCTGTGTGTGGTGCTGTCTTTGGTGCTATCTCTCACACACCAAAGGATACTAATCTTGAGATTGATATTCATACCTGGTCTTCCTCTACACGACTTGCAGAGAAACAGAAGTCTATGGTAGAATTAGATAACAAGCAGATGCCTGACGATGTTCGGGATTTTCTTGATAAATTAAATATAATATAAATCAAACAAGGAGAAAAATGAATTCATTTAAAAAGATCGCTCTTGTTACGGCTGCAGCAGTAGCAAGTACATTTTTTGTTGCAATCCCACAGGCTCAAGCAGCGGTGACTAACGGATATGTATTATCCGACACACTGGCTAGCGGTGCTCGTGGCGTAACAGTATTAGCAGACACAACTAAAGCAGAGGCTGGAGTTAATGCAGTAGTTGTATTAACAACTTCCGATACTTTGGCTGCAACAGCAGATGACAACGTAACGTTGGAAATTGCTGGTCCTGCTACATTTACTGATTACACAGCAGCAGGCTCAAACCCAACTGGAGTTACATTAACTAATTTGGGTAAACTATTTACTTTTACAGCAACAACATCAACAGCGGTGGGATTACCAACTAATGTTAAGTTAACTGTTAATGGTGCTGGTACAGTAACTGTAACTCAAAAGAAGAAGGTTGGCGCAACCACTTCTACAATCGATATTAAAACAATTTATGCAGGAACAACTTCAAAAACAAACGTATTGTCTGTTGCTGATTCGTTTGTTCGTGTACAAGATTCAGCAACAGCGGGAACATTAACATCTAGTGTAGACGTTGCAACTTCAACAAGCGTTACTAATTCAGGAACGGGATACGTAAACGTTCGTGCAATGGATGCTTATGCAGCACAACTATCAACTAGCGGTGTAATCCAAGCAACTGCAACTAATGGTGCGGTAGTAGCATGGGATGCTGCTCCAAGCACACAAGTTAATACAGCAGCAAAAACAGGAACTTCTGGAGTTTTATATGTAGTTCAAGGAACTGCAAATGAAAACAAACCAGTAAGTACAACAATTACAATTACTTTTAATGGTGTAACTCTTGCAACTAAAAGTATTGCATTCTCAGGTCGTGCAGCATCAATTTCCGTAACAGGTGTTGACATTGCATTATCTAATGGAACACGCACAGGAACTTATGACTTTATAGTTAAGGATGCTGCTGGTAATCAATTGGCTGGAGTTACTCCAACTGCTGATGCCACAAAGTATACTTCTCAAGTTACTGCAGTTTCTGTAGGTGGATCTTCATCCGCTACAGCAGTACAAACTGGTGGTTGGACATGCGCTGCTTCATCTGGTTCTTCTATTGTAAGAATCAAGCATGTACTATCAGACCTATCTGAAATTTACTCAAACGAGTTTGTTGCAGCATGTGGTCTAGGCGTAAATAAGTACACAGTATCTCTTGATAAAAACTCTTATGTTCCAGGAGAAATTGCTACACTTACAATCTCTTCTACTGACATTAATGGTGCAAAGGTTGCAGATACCTCTACAGTTGGAAGTGGCGTTGCCATTTCTGGTGGTGGATTAACAGCAATTACTGCTCCAACATCAGCAGATACATTTGCTCAAGGAGTAAAGACATATAAGTTTACTGTTGGCAATGTCAATGGTTCATACAATATGATCGTAGATCTTCCAGCATACGTAGCAACTGATGCAGCAAAAACTGTATCTTATAAGATTGCAGATGGCGCAATTAGCAATGCCGAGGTTCTTAATGGAATCATAGCACTTATTGCATCTATCACAAAGCAAATTGAGCAACTTCAATTAATGATTGCTCCTAAGAAAACAATCACATGTGTAAAGGGTAAGTTAACTAAAAAGGTTACAGCCGTTGCACCTGTATGTCCTACAGGATACAAAAAGAAGTAAGTAACTTCTCTAAATTAGAGGGTAGATTAATTTCTACCCTCTTTTTTTATGTATAAAAATGGTATAATTGCTAATATAATTACACATTGGAGATGCCCCCTAATTGACTAACTTTAAACGAAGACTATTATTAGCCTT